TTAGTCTGCCAATCACTCAATCATCAATCGCCAGATCGCCCGATCGCTCAATGTTTCTTCGGTCCGCATCCCATGATCCGGGTTAACGTTTGCACCTGCTCATCGACGGTTTGTTGCCTATTCTGCTTCTGGTACCCGGGCACAAAGTCCAGCGGATCAACTGCCTTGGCACCCTGGCCTCGGAAGGGATTCGCGTTGTAGATCGCCGCAGCCACCATGCCGGTCTGCAGGAATGCCAGCTTATCCTGTTCGCGTTTGCGGTCGAGTAGGGCGTCAAACTGCGCGAGCGTCAACCGCCCAAATTCGGCGTCGGTCAGATTTAGATCGAAGCGCGCCAGCGCCCAACATTCGAGCCAGGAGAGTGGAGCTACTGAGCCGGGGGCGCCGTCTGCTCCGGCTCCATGGTAGGGTCCTCACCGCGCAGCGCCCTCTCTTTGGCGGCGAGCAGTTGCTTGCGCTTGTCGGCGGGAAGCCCGGCAATGTAGGCATCGAAGAGTCGCTCGGCAATCAGATCGGCGTTGCCAGCGTCCATGAAGCTGCGGATGACGTGAAGCCCTTCCTCGCTGTCATACTCTGCATGTTGGGCGAGGACGGAGGCCCAGAGCATGATGCTCAGAACCTTGGCCGAAAGGTTCTTCCAGATATCACCGGAAAGCAACGTCAAGCCGGTGCGCTCTTCGACCAGGGCAATCGCGTTGAAGTCGAAGGAGAGCCGAAAGGTGCGCGTCAAATGCCCGCCGCTGTCATCTTCCAACTCCAAGGTCAGCGACACGGCGGGCGCGATGCGCCGACGCAAGGCGCTGGGGCCATTGTCTACCATGTGATTCCTCCGAGCAAAAGCACACCACGGCCAAGATGGCCGTGCCACTTATGACGAGGTGCGGGAGAGTGGCTTGCCACCACTCTCCCCTAGCCATGCCTAACCGGCGGTCAGGCAAGCAGTGCTTGCCCTCGCCCGCCGCTACAGACTACGTGGTTTCGTCGGTGAATACCGGCTGGCCGCTGATCTTGAGCTTGCCGCTGATGGTGGCTTCTTTGTCGATACTCAGATCGAAGTCCAAGCCCGTCACAAAGGCCGTAAACTCCCAGAACCCGGGCGTGGCGTTACCCGGATCAGAAATCGAAGACGCCGGCAGGGTGATCGTCCACTGCCCCGAGGCGCGCGCGTCGAAATCCGTCTGAAGAGACTGCTGGGTGGCGTCGGCCGGGATGTAGTTACCGGTAAACGAGATCTCACCCGCATCGAGCAGAGTGGGCAACCACTCCCGATACGCGGAGATGGAATCCATGTTGGTCACGTCGGCCTGGTCGGCCTTCGCGCCGCTACGCTGGATATTTTTGATTTCCGCGATCGGGGTAAAAGCCTCGGGAGAAGCGCCATCGCCCCGTGCGAGGATCGTACCCATTCCCGCGAACGCTTTGGAACCCGTGTATGGCATAGCTTTTCACCTCATTTGAAATTCAACTACACATTAAAAACCCAAATACTGAAGTCCAGCGTGACGGCAAACTCCGCCGGGGCATCTTCAAACCGGTCATACTCGCCGTTGGGCAAGACGCCGCTAATCTCACTGCCATCGTTCAAGATGCCCAAATATCCCAGCAGGCAGTCCTTGACCGCCGCCGACAGCGCCTTGGCCCCCGCGTAAGTTTTGGCATGGCAATCAATCTGCACGCGCTTCATTTCGAGGGCGTTGGTGCCATCGCACGAATCAACGCTGGTGGCTGCCACTATCTGATAGGCGATGGCTGGGAGAATCGGGTGCTCGGGCAAGAGCGCCGGCCAGATCCCGGAGGTGGCATCGGCGCGGGGCACGGGTGGCGAAAGCTGGATGCCCACGGCAGCCTGGATGCCCGGATCGTTCGCCAGGAGATAGTAGAGGCCTGCCTCAAACATGAGATTTCCCCGCCTCGGCGGCCACGATCTTTCGTCCTTCCTCGACAAATTTGGCCAGCACGGCGGCCTTCTTGGATTCATACGCCGGACGGATAAACGGACGTGCCCGCATCTTGCGCGTGCCGAATTCCAAAAATAGAGCCCAGAAAGGACGCTTGGTGGGACCCACGCGAACCGTACCTTCCATCTCATTTCCAGGTGTCGAAGACTTCATGCCGATCAGCCCCGCCAGTTCCCCGGCGTAGCGCCACTTCTTGGGATTCTTCCCGCCCTGTTTGTGCTGAGCCAGGCGCGGGGCCCGCCGGACAATCTCTTCACGCCAAACATTCGCCGCGGACCGCATCGCCGTGCGCAGCAGCCGCTTGGATACGGCCGGCGCCAGACGATCTAATACCTTCTGAAACTCATCCAGACCGGTGATCTTAACCGTCACGATATCCATCAGTCCCCGTCATTCCTTTCGAGGCAGAGCAGGATCAGCATCTTATGGCGCCCGTCGGGATTCTGCACGCCAACGATATCAAACGCCCGGCCATCAAAACTGACCGCCATTTTAGCCTTCACCCCATCCAGCCAGCGGATGGTTACCTTATGGCTAACCTGAGCGGTGATCTGCTGCGCGGCAAAGATCTCCCGCGCCGAAAGCGCCTCGACGCTGGCCCAAACCGTGGCGAAGGTGGACCCCGCCCCGGCGGTCTGTCCGCCCATCGAGTCCTGACCCGTCACGGCATTCAGGATATCGATACGGTGGCGCAACTTCCCGGATTCGAGGCGAGGAACAAAAGGCATAAGATTTTCCGGGTCATCCCTCGATGGGGGTAAAATCAAGCACGCGTTCTTGCCAGAGAAGCATTTCGATTCCGCTCGGCACTTTCTTCAAATCCAGCGGCGTCGCGGCTTCCCGGTTCTCATACCAATTAGCCACCATCAGCAGGATGGCGGCCTTAATGGTGGCGGGAACGTCTGCCTGGCGCAGAGTGGCCTCGTAGGCGTCAACGGCGGCCTGAGACGGTACTGGGCTCCCACCGGCATAGACAGCGACCGCCGCAGCAATGGTTGCCTCATCGTTGTACCCCACGATGTGGTGGATGGCTACTGCCTGGGGGACATAGGCCGTCGCGGGCCAGCTTGTCCCGGGCGTGGGGAATATGCGGGGAGGCTCCGCCTGCCGGTCAAGAATAAAATCCTCGGTAAGATCAATCGCCCCAGCCGGGCTTGCCTCAGAATTATCTGGGCACGGGAGCAGGTCATGATAAAGGTCATCCGTACCGGCATAGCGAATCTTGCTGACGGAAACCAGCGGACTGTAGAGCAGCCGAATCATCTGCGAATAATCACAGCCGCAAGCCATCCACGGCAAGGCAGCCGACAAATATCGACGTGACGAGGCCGCCGCGGAGAAAGCATCCAGATGCAGGATGAGCTCCGTATTGATAAACCTCCGGCCGCAGAACTCCTCGCAGGCGGAGCGCGCCGCCGCAATCAGGCTGGCGAGTGAGGCGTCATCCTCGGAGATCGTAACCCGGCAATGCGTCTTCGCCTCGTCCAGACTTACCGGCTCGCAAAACGGCGGAGTCTTGACTTTAATCGAAGCCATGCGTTTTCCTTTGCATTCTTCTTGACCGGTTCAGGCAAGACGGCCTGCTCTTCGCGGGGATCGCGCATGGCCGTTTCGCGTGCTCTGATTCTGCTATTCACAATCACACAATCACTCAATCACTCAATCACTAATTCCGAAAGGAGGGGGGCCGGCGGGGAGGAGAATACCCACCGGCCCCGGACGAAGGCAGCGCGGTGACCAGCCGCGCTGCCTGGGGGAAGCACTAGTCCTGCGTGATGTACTTGACCGGATGCGTGCCCGCATCCAGTAGGTTGCCGTCGTAACGGCACTGTGCCAGGAAGGCTACCTGGCCGTTGCGCATGAAGGGCGAATCGGCAAAACGAGAGACGAAGATCTCCCGGACGCGCCGGATGCGATATTTGGAGAGTTGACCGAAGGCCACCGTGATGTTGCCGGTGCCGAGAGCTTCCATGTCCTCGTTGATGCTGTAGGGATAGCCGAGGATGGTGTCAGGCGCCTGCACGGCCATACCCGGCAACCACAGCGGTTCGCCCACGGTATCCTTCAACGTCTTGAGGAAGCGCAGCGTCGAGTCTTTGAACATGAACTTGGCGCCCCGCCGATAAGCCGGGTCAATCGAGTGCTCCAGATTGATAAGATCGGTCCAGCCGACTTCGCTGGTGGGATCGGGACTGGTGGCGTTATCATCACCGATCAGGGTGATGCCGGAATCG